GATGTTGATGAACTAAAAGCGGTCGGCGGACTTGACAATTTAAATAAGGCGGTTGCTCAAACCGACAAAAGTACGGCATCTTTAAAGACTCAAATTCGTGAAGCGACTCAGGAATTAATTAGAGCGCAAGAAGAGTTCGGTGATTATTCCGCAGCCGCTTTAGACGCAGCTAAAAAGGTTGCACTTTTAAAAGACAAAGTTCAAGAGGCAAAAGAAACTTCTGATTTATACGATCCAGGTGCAAGGTTTGCAGTTGCCACAAATGCAATTGCTGCAGGTGCAAATGCTATTCAAACTTATCAAGCTGCTTTAGGGTTAGTTGGAGTTGAGGGCGAAGCTGCAGAAGAAACACTTTTAAAGGTGCAGTCAGCAATGGCTTTTTCGCAAGGGTTATCACAAATAGCAGACAGCGGAAAAGAGTTTAGACGTTTAGCAGCCGAAGCTCAAAAATTTACAATAGTTCAAAAGGCTATTACTGCTGGTCAATGGCTATGGAATGCAGCTCAGGCAGCAAATCCAATCGGTGCAATTGTCGCTGCGGTTGTGGCTCTTATTGCAGCGGGTGTAGCTTTGACTAAATACTTTATGGATAATGCCGAAGCAGCAAAACAAAATTCGGCAGCTGTTGAAAAAAATAGAGTTGCACTTGAAAATCAAAATAAAACTTTAGAAAGTAACTCAGAGGCATTTGATAAAAAGCAAAAGCAAGAGCTTGCAATGGCTAAGGCAAGTGGAATGAGTGCCGAAGCTATACGTAAACTCGAATTAAAATTAATTGATGAAAAAATAGCTTACGAAAAATCACAGCGAGCTATTGCAATGAATACCTACGAAAAGGAGCAAAATGCTTTAGCAAGTTTAAGAGCTGCAGGAGCAGATGAAGATGCTATTAAAAAGCAAACTGAAAACAGAAATGAGGCTGTTAAGCAATACAATAAACAAAACCAAGATGTTAAAAAAGCACTTGATGAGAAAAAGGATATTGAAAATCGCCACTTAGTAGAAATTAAAACCGCTGAAACTCAAAGTACAAAAGACAGAGCAAAAGCAAGAAAAGAGCAACAAGACAAAGCACGTCAAGAATTAAAAGACCAACAAAAGAAAGACCTTGACGAAATTAAAAAAATTCAAGATGAGGCTATTAAGGCAAATGATGACAGTGTACTAACTGAGCGTGAAAAAGAGTTAAACGATTTAAAAATTAAGAACGATGCTAAGTTAGCGCTTTTAAAGAAATACGGAAAAGATACAACCGAACTTGAAATTCAAATGATGAATGAAAAGAACGATATCGAATTGAAGTATCAGAAAATAGAAGACGACAAGAAAAAAGAGAAAGACGAAAAAGACAAGAAAGAAGCCGATGAAAAAAAGGCAAAAGACCAAGAAAAATTAATTAATGATTTAGAACTTAAAAAAGAGTTTGATAATTTAACTTTTGAAGAGCAAAGAGCTTTATTAACCGAAAGAGAAAATATACTTACAAGCGATAAAATATTAACAGAAGCGCAACGTACTGAATTAGAAAAACAATTTGCAGATGCAAGAAAAACAATAGCTGAAAAAGAAGCCGAGGCTAAATTAAAAATGTTAGATGCTGTTAGCGGAGGTTTAAGTTTAGCGGCTCAGGAATTAGGAGAAAGTACAGCGGCAGGCAAAGCTGCAGCAGTTGCAGCTACAACTATATCTACATATACAGCTATTGCTGGGCAGTTGGCGGCATTTTCAAAAGTTCCAATTCCAGGTTATGCAATAGCTCAGGCTATCGTTACTGGTGCTACTGGTTTGCTTCAAGTTAAAAAAATATTATCAGTTAAAACTCCAAAAGGGGGAGGTGGTGGTTCAGCGCCATCTATTGGATCTATTAGTGCGGGAGCTGCTGCTGCTGGTGGCGGTGCTCCGACTGCACCAAGTTTCAATGTTGTAGGTAATGCAGGGGTTAATCAAATACAACAAACATTAGGAAGAGAACAGCAACCTATTCAAGCGTATGTAGTATCAAACAACGTAACAACCGCTCAAAGTTTAGATAGGAATATCATAAACAACGCCACAATAGGATAACAAAAAAGCCACTCCAAAAGGGGTGGCTTTAATGATTAACTCTAAAAAATTGTACAAATGGATAACAAATCAGTTACAAATATAAACATTTTTACAATTTAATATGTAAAATAACTTTTTTTTTTCGTTATAATTATATGGAAACGTATGTAGTTAAATTTAATCCGAGCAAAAACAAAGGCGTTTATGCAATTTCTTTAGTTGAAGACCCAGCTATTGAAGAGTATTTTGTGAAAATGTCAAAGGATTACGATATAAAATTAGCAGAAATAGACAAAGAGAAGCGTCTATTTATGACTCCAGTGCTTATTCCTAATCAAAAAATATTAAGGTTAGACGAAAATGGTAACGCTTTTAATATAGTTTTCCCAGCTGAAACTATACAATTAGCACAACAAGAGTTTCAAAAGCGAGGTTTTCAAAACGAATCTACTTTAGAACACGATATAAACCTAAAATTGGATGGCGTTACATTCGTTGAATCCTGGATTAAAGAGGATGAAGTACACGATAAATCAGTTATGAAAGGATTTAATCAACCAATAGGAACGTGGTTTACTATTTTTAGAGTTGATGATGATGAGGTTATGGCAAAGATTGAAGCAGGCGAAATCAAAGGCGTATCAATTGACGGAGCTTTTGAACTTGATGAGAATTCACAATTAAAAACAGATATGAATTTAGAAACTATTTTAACAGCGATTAAAGAAGGGTTTGCTTCTCTTAATCAAACACCAGTTAAGTTAGGTAAACAAGTTACTATCGATGACCAAACAATGTTCTTTGAGGGCGATGCGTTGGCTGTTGATGTTCCTGTTTTCGCTAATGAAGAAATGACCGAAGCAATTGCTGATGGTACATACGAAACTGAAACTATGACTGTGGTTGTAGCTGAGGGCAAAGTAAGTGAACTTACTGAAAAAGTTGAAGAACTTTCAGAAGACAAAAAAGAAGAAGAAAAAGTTGAAATGGCTGATGACTCAGTTGAAGCTAAAGTAAACGAAATTATGCAAGCGTACGTTGGTGAGATTGCCAAAGCAGTAGCTGCACAATTAGAAGGCTTCAAAGCTGAAATGAAAAAAGAAGAAGCAGAAGTTGTATTGACTAAAGCCACTCCTATTCATACAGAGGTTGCAGAGCCAAAAGACTTAAAAGAAAAATTTTTATTTGAACTTAAAAAACACAACAATTAATTATGCCAACAACAGTAAATGTAAGCTCTAACTACAACGGTAAAGTAGCAGGAGCATTATTTTTAAAAGCGTGGAAAGAATCAGACACGTTAAAAAATAACTTAGTAACAATCTATCCAAACGTAAACTCTAAACTTTCTTTAAGAAAATTAGAAACTACTAACGGAAGACGTGAGTACACTTGCGGACACACTCCAGCAGGTTCAATTGTATTGTCTGAAAAAGCAGTAACACCTGTTAAATTCAAAGACGATTGGGATTTATGTAAAGAAACTTTTAGAGCGACTTGGACTTCTGACGATATGGGAGCAAGTGCTGCTAACGATGTATTCCCTAAAGAAATTTTAGATGGAATTATTGCTTCTAAATTAGCTGAAGAGGCTTCTTACACAGATGACAAAATTTGGCAAGGTGTTGAAGCAACTGACGGTTACGATGGTTTCTTAACTCAATTCGCTGACGACGAGGATATCATTACAGTTGATGGTGAGGTTATCACAAAATCAAATGTTATTGCTCAATTAGAGGAAGCAGTAGGTGCTATTCCAACTGCAATCAGAAGAAAAACTTTAAACATTATGGTTTCTCCAGACGTTGCACAAGCGTACAACTTCTACTTAATCGACAAAGGAACTGTTAATGGTTTAGGCGGAAATGCTAACACCGATTTAGTATTTGGAAAACACAGACTTGTAGAGGTTGGTGGTTTACCTGAAAACACTATTGTAATTGCAGAGCAAGGAAACTTAGGTTTTGCTACTGGTGCTTTAGAAGACCACAACTCAATCGCAGTTATTGATGAGGATTCAATCGGTTTATTAACTGGTAAAGTAAGAGGTACAATGGTTTATAACGTAGGTGTTATCTATGTTTATGCTCCAGAGATTGTATGGTACAGAATTCCTGAGGCTTAATATTAACATAAAGGCTCGTTAAGTCGAGCCTTTTTTAAAACAATAAATATATGAGTTGTGATTTTATTACAAAGGGAAAAAAAGTAAGTTGTTTAGGTGCGGTTGCTGGTGTTAAAAATATCTTCATTGGTTTATATGCTGATTACGGAATTACTGCTACTGCTCAGGTGGTTAGTTCGGTTGGTTCTTTAGCTGAAACTTTTAAATATGAATTTTCAAGCAATACGCAAGGTTTAACAGAAACTCCTAATATCAATTGGGATAACGGAACGAAATTTATTTCTCAGGTTTTAGTTGGTAATTTACCAATTTTAGACGCTGAAACTCAGGAAGAGTTATCATTAATGATGAGAAATAGATTGATTGTTTTTGTTGAGGATTATAACGGAAACGTTAAATTGATGGGTTACATTAATTCGGCAAAAGCTACAAATGGCTCAGCAGTTACAGGATTAGCAAAAGGCGATTTGAATGGTTACACATTTGAGTTCACTGCGGAAGAGCCTGACTTTGCACCATTTTTAAGTTCAGGAGCTAAAACATCTTTATTAGCAACTGTTCAAAATAGTTACATCGGGGAAGCTCCAGTAGTTTAATTTATCTTCCATTTTTTTGAACCACCTCAAAAGGGTGGTTTTTTTTTATGTAAAAAAATAAAAAAATTACGTTATAATAGTATGGACTACTTTGTAACAAATAACGAAACACATAATTTAAGATTTTTGCATAGGGTTTATGAGCCTTATGTAACGCTAACTATATGGCACGAACTAACAAATACTAAAAGCGTTATAAGTGATTTGCTTTGCGAATTAGTAGATGGTTATAGTTTGATACAATTTGATTATAATTTTGTCTTAAATGGCAATTATACACTTGAAATAATAGGAGAAGATAAACTAATTTACAGAAGTAAAGCGAAAGCAATATGAAAATAGAAGTATTAAAATTAGCAAAGGAATATATTAGACCTGAAATTAAAGAAAGTCCGAATAAGGATTGGGTAATGAATGGCGAAGATAATAAAATGTATAAAGATATTATTGCGAGTTACTATGGTAGTCCGACAAACTCGGCTATTATTGACTCCTATGCACGTTATATCTACGGTTTAGGTTTAAATGTAGAACAGAATTTTGTTACTAAAACGGATTTAAGAAAAATTTGTTTTGATATGGTGTTGTTTGGCGAGGCTTCTTTTGAGGTAACTCCAAAAGGTAACCTTTACCATATTGAAAAAAATAAGCTTTTACCTAACAAAGCCGAAGATGGCGAAATAAAAGCATATTGGTTTTGCTTTGATTGGGACGATCAAAAGAAATACCCACCTAAAAAAATACCTACATACGGATTTGGTAAAAAAACCGAAAGCCAAGTTTTTGTAATTAAATCTAATCAAGTAGGACAATTCTATTTTGGTAATCCAAGTTACATCTCTGCTTTACCTTATTGCGAGGTTGAAAGTGAACTTGCTAATTACTATGTTAATCATATTAAAAACGGAATGAGCTTCGGACACGTTATTAACGTGAACGGTGGTAAGCCTGAAAGTGAAGAAGATTTAAACAAATTCAGCCGACAAATTAGAAACCAATTAACAGGAAGTACAAACGCTGGTAAATTCTTATTGTCTTTTAATGATAATAAAGAAAGTGAAACTACAATATCAGCTTTGCAAGTTTCAGACGCACACAAACAATATGACTTTTTAACGCAAGAAGCTCAAAACAAAATTTGTATTGCTCACAAAGTTGTATCGGGTGCAATTTTAGGAATTACAAAAAGTACAGGGTTTAGTTCAAATGCTGAAGAAATTGAAACCGCTTTTAATGAAACGTATTTAAATGTTATACAACCTGTTCAAGAAAACATTATTGACGCAATAGAGTTTGTAAAAGGTTTAACAGGTTTAGAGTTTTTGAGTTTAAGAGAAAAGCAAACTCCAGAAACTGCATTAAGTTTATCAAAAAAAAAAGAGGGAATTGATTTATCGCAATACGGCGAGGAAATTGATTTAGATATTTGGCAATTAATAGACTCGAGCGAAGTAGATTATGAAAACGAAGATGCATTTCAAGAAAATTTAGAAGCATTAAACAACGAATATAAATTGCAATTAGCTGGTAAAATAGCAATGGCAAGCGTTAGCACAGGAGTTGCAAGACCAAATGCAAAATCGTTTCAAGATGGCAAGTTATTCAAGTCAAGATATAGATATAGTGGCAATGCAAATCCTGAAAGAGATTTTTGTAAAACTATGATGAGAGCAAATAAGTTGTATCGTAAAGAAGACATAGATAATATGTCTAAATTAAATGTAAATCCTGGCTTCGGTATGGCTCCAAATCCTAATGAGCCATATGATATATGGCTTTGGAAAGGTGGCGGTAAATTAAGTGATAATTTTAAATTTGGGACTTGTAAACATTTCTGGGTACGTGAAACTTATATGTTAAAAGCTGATGTTAATAATCCTTTAGCAGAAAGAATAACGCCAGCACAAGCGAGAAAGGCGGGCGAAATTTTACCTACAAATGATAAAAGAGGTTATTTAGCACCTCACGATATGTAATATTATGATAGTACTTTTAAAAGATAACGAAATAACAGAAAATACTCCTTTAGGTGGAAATATTGATGTAGATAGATTACGTCAATGCATTTTAGACGCTCAAATTACAAGGCTTGAAGAATTGTTAGGCGAAGAGCTATACGAAAAAATTTGTGATGAATACGAAGCTGAAACATTGGAGGGCGATTATGAAACGCTTTATAACAATTACATTAAACCTTTTTTAATTAGACAGGGTGCTTTAGAGTTTTTAAAGATAGGAGCGTTCACAATTGGAAACAATGGTATTGCGTTACCAACTCCTGCAAATACTTCGGCAATAGATAGTAAAATGTTATCGAATTTAGTTAGCGAAATGAGAGCAAAGGCGGATATGTTTGCGGAACGTATGTATAGATGGTTATGCAAAAAGAATTTACCTGAATGGAACTATAAAAGTGATAATATTGTGAATCCAAATAAGCCGAGTTTTGGTAGTTGGTTTTTGCAAAATGAATTTATAGACGAAGATTTATTATTAAGAGCTAAAATGTTAAACAAATGAGTTTAAATTTCACACATATAAAAGGCGATACTTTTTACGAAGTAGATTTTGAAATATTAAAAAACCAAGAAGCTATTGATTTAACTGATGCGATTATACGTATGCAAGTAAGACAGAATTATGGCGGTGCAATAGTGTTAAATTTTACTTCTATTGATGAAGAAGGTATTACAATAACTAATGCAGTAGATGGTAAATTCAAAATTAACCAAAGAATTATTGATATACCAGCCTTTAATTACATATACGATATCCAATTTACAATAGATGGAGTTGTAAAAACATACGTTTCAGGAAACTTTTTAGTAACAAACGATGTAACACGATAATTTATGTCAGATATAATAGATATAAATGTAAGTAAAACAGTAGAAACTATTGATATAGTTGCTAATTTTGAGCATCCTAATATCGAAATAACTGCTATTGAAAGCGTTGATAACGTTGAGATTAATGCTGTGCCTAATGTGGTACAGGTTAATATCAACACTGTTACCGGAAGCGGTGCAGAGTGGGGAGAAATTGATGGCACACTTTCAGACCAAACAGATTTACAAGACGCTTTAGATTTAAAAGCTAATACTTCTGAATTAGGCGCGGTTGCTTTTTCGAATGATTATAACGATTTAGATAATTTACCAACTATTCCTACTAAAACTTCTGATTTAATAAACGATAGTGATTTTGTTTCTGATGCTAATTACGTGCATACTGATAACAATTTTACAAATACTTTAAAATCAAAATTAGATGGAATTCAAGACGGAGCCGAAGTAAATGTAAATGCGGATTGGAATGCAACAAGTGGAGATGCTCAGATTTTAAATAAACCAACTATTCCCGAAGCGGTTACTAAAACAAGCGACTTAATAAACGATGGCGAAGATGGTGTAAATCCTTTTATTACTTTAGAGGATGTTACAAATGGAACTGTTACATCTGTAGGATTAACTATGCCTTCAGCATTCACTGTAACAAATAGCCCTATAACATCAAGTGGTGATATAGCGGTAACAGGTGCTGGTTTAGTTTCACAATATGTTAGAGGTGATGGAACATTAGCAAATTTTCCTAATTCAACAGGTGGCGGTTCATCAGTTAATTATTATCTTAATGGTTCAGTTTCTCAAGGTACATTTGGTGGTAATACTTATTATCAAATGAGTAGAACCCCAATACTTGGCGCAGGTACTAATTTTACAAGAACAAATGGCGCAGGTAATGGATATATAGCGTCATTTATAACTGATGCAGGAGACCCTTCATTTTTGAATATTCCAGGTGGTAATTGGAATATAGAATTTTATTTTCAATCAAGTGCATCAGGAGGTAGTCCACAAT